ACTTATTTCAAACGAAAATGGTGCAATTGACCGTAGCCGTATAGCCGCTTGGGCAACCAAGGAAGAATTGGTGACCGTAGTAGCAGCAACAGACGCAGCAACCGTACAGTCCGCTGCAACACTTGCTGGTGCAGCAACGGTTGTTTACACGATGACCCCAACAGCATCCCGTACTTTGACCACACCTACTGGTGCGGAACTTGGTGCAGCGTTCACAGATGAAGGTGTCGGTTCAAGTTTCCGTTTCACCGTTGTTAACGCAGCCGCAGCAACCCACCCAATCGTGGTAACTGCTGGTGCATCGGGAGTTACTCTTGTTGGTGTAGCAGCAACTTTCTCGGTTGCAGCCGCATCGTCAGCATCGTATATTGTAGTGTTCACTGCTGCAAATGCGGTTTCAATCTACCGAGCATAATCCCCACTAGGGAACATATTGATAATGGTGGGGAGCAGAAACTCCCCACCATTTCTTTAAGTAAGGACATTTATGCCACAGTATTACAGAATTTTGGATAACGGTATGCCGCAGCCTAGAAAATCTCGTGGAAATAGTGAAGTAGCCCGTAAGCGTATGCGTGGCAAGGACATGAAGAATTCTAAGCAGGATGCTTGGACAAAGAATGATGAGTTGCTGTACAAGGTTATGGGTGGTAAGTCTAAGACTCGTTATGCCGAGGACCAAGCAACTTATCGTGAGTTTGGTCGCACCTATGGTGGACCAACTGACGCTACTTCTGTTAGTACCCGTAAACGCCGTGAGCGTGGCGACTGGTCATTTGGTGAAAAACCCAAAAAGGCTATGGGAAAAAGTAAATCAATTCCTAAGAAGGCTGCTCGTAAGAAACCTATTGCTAAAAAAGCCGTATCAAGAAAGAAGGCATACTAATGCGTAAATCTGCTATTGAAGCCCGTGTAGGACATGCTCGTGGCATTGATGATATTGTTGAACCGTTAATTAAGAAAGCGGTTTCTGGAGCCAAGAAAGGCTCCAAGAAAGTTGTTAAAAAGGGAAAGAATGATATTCGTGACCCTAAGTACAAGAAGAATCCTTATAACAAGAAGGGTGGGTTGACCACTGATTATAAGGATTATGTTTTGCGTAACAGCCGAGGCGACTACTAATCATGGCTGCTCGTAAGCGTAAGCCTGCGATGGAGCGTGGTGTTGGTCACTCGTATGGTGATTTTTCTGGTTATGACGGTATTAAATATAATGAAAGTGTTGAACTAAGTAAAATATTGAATCGCCGTGGGCATACTTTAACAAGCAAACCCAATAAGGGTAAGAGTGCTACTGACCATGAAATGATGTGGGATAGTTTAATTGATGTGAACGAAGCAGCGTCTCGTTCATACGCAAAATATAATAAGAATAAAAAACCAGTAGTTAAAAAAAAGAATGTTAAACGAGGAGCAAAGTAATGGCATCTAAGAAGCGAGCAATTGAAGCCCGTCAGGGTCATACGCAGGGTCTTGACGATATTGCTAAGGAAATTGGTAAAGCAGTTAATCGTTATGGTGCTATGCGTAGAACAAAACATGGTGTTATGGAGTCTTTGTCAAAGGCTTCAAAAACTAAGAAAAGCGATGAATGGAACATTATGGGAGATTCATACAAGTCTTTGCGCCGTGCCGAAAAGGTTAGTAAAAAGTTTGATAAGAATATGAAAAAGGGAGCAAAGTAATGGCATCTAGCAAGAAACCAAAAGGCATTGAGGACGACCTAGCCAAAAAGATTTTGGCGTTGCTTCGTAAGGGTACACCAAAAGCAATGAAAGAGGCTGACCGTCTTAAAGGTATTCAGCGCACCTACCGTGATGATGCTGCAAAAATGCGTTCAGGCAAGGAAGCACTTGGTAAAGAATGGAACCGTAAACTTGGTGCAGAATATTATGCAACAAAGCGGGCTAGTGAGTCTAAAAGTGTTTCTCAGCGTTTGCGTGAGGAATCTAAGTTGCGTGGTATGGATAGCAAGTTTAAGAAGGTTGCTGCAAGGGAGCGTGCTGATGAAGGTAAGGCAGCAACTAACGCTCGTATCCGTGCTGAACGAAAGAAGGCTACTCGTGATGCTGGTGGTCGCAATGCCCCTGACCGTATTGATGCCCGTAAAAAGGCTGCTGCTAATCGTGCTAAGAACGCCCGTAAGAAGCCAAAAAACGACAAGAAGTAGTCGTGGTTAAGGCTAAGAAGCAGAAACCCAGTTTTGATATTGGGGACCTATTGGGGTTTTTGAATCAACCTAAGGTTAAGGCTGGAACTAATTTGTCTCAGGGCAAGTTAACCAGTAAGGATGTTATGGGTCTGATGGGTGGCGGTCAGTCTAAGGCTGCGCCTTATTCTGGTCAGGTTGCTGATGCTTATAATGCTAAAGTTAAACAAGATTATGAAACCGCCAAGTTTTTAGCGGATTTTTATACTCCAGCCAGCGAAGCACAAAGATTGGTTCAAGGCAAATCTGAGCCGATGGACCCATTGTGGGCTGCTATGAGTATTTTCCCTTTTGGTAAAACTGCCAAAAAGTTGAAAGGTATTGACAAAAATACCAAGATGATGTTAGATGTCCTTAGGTCGTCTAAGCCTTTGCGTAGTCAGGTTGCTGGCTCCAACAGTGGTTCAACGGAATATACTTATTCTCCGCTTGAACTGTTGTTGCTACAATTACAGGGCGGCTAAGGGTTTTGGGGAACAATTCCCCTATGAGTGATGAACAATAACGCTGTCCCTGCTCATTCCTATTATGGAACCCCTCAGACTGGCTACCGCCTTGCGGCGGTTGCTGGTTCCCGTATTGCTGCCCCTAGTGGACCTTATATTGGTCGGGGTGATAAGTGTGCTGGAAATGATGATACTTGTGGTGCAAACAAGGTGCGTGGACAATCGTTTTGTGCAGGTCATTTAAAGAAAATTAAATCTGAACAGGAGGCATAATGGCTTATGCCCAGATGACTGCAACGGCGTTGCGTCAAACAGTGCGAGATATAACGGACCTTGATGCTGAGGACCTTCCTGATTCGTTGTTGAATCTTTATATCCGTGATGGTTATTATCGTATTTTGGATACTGCTGGTCGTTGGACTTTCCTTGAAAAGACTTTTACTTTCAGCACGGTTGCGGAGCAACGGGCTTACCCTATAGCGAACTTTACTGCTGACCCTATGGCTGAGATTGTTTCTATTGTGGATAATACTGGTGTTGGTTTGCGTTTGGATATGGTTTCTCACGATGAGGCTGAAAGCACCTATATTGGCGCATATGATACTAGTGGTGACCCGTTGTTTTATTCTATTTGGAATGGCAATATTCATTTGTTTCCTAAGCCGAACAATGTTCGTTCTTTAACTGTTCGTGGTTATCGTGAACCTACGGATTGGGTTACTGAGGGTGGTTATGTTGATGCTAGTCCTAATTTGCATTTTTCTTTAGTTTATTATGCTTGCAGTCGTGTGTATCAGCGTTTAGAGGATGTTGCTATGGCTGATGTTTATAAACGGTCTTTTGATGAGGGTGTTATGTTGGCTGTTAAGTCTTTGCAAACACCAACTAGTCATGCTAACTTGGTGTTGTCTGCTGGTCGTACTAGTGGTCGTCCAACTTTTAATGGTTGGATGACACGCATGGGGCAGGGTTTGAAAGATAACCAATAATGGCTGGATTAAACATTACCGAAACTAGTGATTTTACTGGTGGACTGAACTTTCGTGCAGACCAATTTCAGTTGTCAACTTTTGAGTCACCTGACATGTTAAATGTTGAAATTGACCCTAGAGGTGGTGTTTTTAGTCGTGGTGGTTACCGACAGTTAAATACGACAGCAGTTTCGGGTACTTGGAATCCACAAAGGTTGTATCCGTTTAGTGGCGCAACACCAACGGTGTTGCTGACTAATGGAACAAAAGTTTATAAATCATCTGGTGGAAACTTCACTACTTTGCAGGCTAGTGCTGGCGTGGACATTACAAGTCCTAGTAGTCATGGTGCTTGTATGGCACAGTGGGCTGACAGCATGTATATTGTTTGTGGTTCTGCTGGTAATGGTGGTTATGTTTGGAAAACAACTGATACTTATGCGTTTGCTTTAACAGCATCGGGTACTGCGCCTCATGCTTGGCAAACTACACCTACTGCTTCTGAACGCAAAATGCCTACAGCAGAACATGTTATTGTCCATGCTAATAAAATGTGGGCTGCGAACACGACTGAGGATTCGGTGTATCATCCTAATCGTTTGCGTTGGTCGTTGGAGAACGCTCCCGAGAATTGGGCTGCTAATGACTATTTTGATATCGTTGGCGGAGGCAACGGTATCACAGGTATGGCTGTTGTTTCGGGACAGTTAGTTGTGTTTAAACCTAATGCTGTGTATGTAATTTTTGGTTATGCTAGCGATAATTTTCAGGTTGTTGAATTAACTAACCGTTTGGGTTGTTTGAATCATCATGCTCTTGCACAGGCTGATGATGGTGTTTACTGGTTTAGCCATAATCAAGGTTTATATTTTTATAATGGTGCAGCGATTAAAGATATGTTTGACAACCTTCGTACTGCTATTGACTTGAATCATATTAATCCTGCTGACCATGAATCTATTACTGTTTCTTGGGTTGGTCGCCGTGTGTGGATTTCTGCACCATACTCTAAGGACACAACTGTTACTGTGCCTACGGTTAATTTTATTTTGGACCCGACTATTCGTGGTGGGGTTTATACAATGTTTACCAGCCATGATAATTATGGTTTGGTTAGTGGGTGTAATTGGACTGATTCAAATGAAACAGATTATCGTTTGATGTGTCATCCAACGCAAGCATATGTTTTGAAGGTTGACATGTTTAATGAGGAAACAGATAATGTTTCTGGAACTAATGTTGCTTTTGAATCATATTATAAGACACGCTGGTTTGATGGTGGGTCTTATATGCAAAAGAAAATGTTTCGCAGACCTGATTTTGTTGTTAAAGAAGCCGACATCGCTCAAAGTATTACGGTAAAAGTTTATCACGACTTTAATGAGGGTGAAGGAAACGAAAAAAAGATTTTTGATATAAGCCAATCTCCACCTACTACAGCATTATTGTGGGGTTCTGGTTTATGGGGTGAGGATTGGTCTAGTGGTGCTGTTAGTTCTAAGGTGATTTCGGGTCGCAATCTTGGTTTAGCACGGTCTATTCAACTAGAATTTATTGGTCCATTTCAACAAAAATGGGGTATAAATAGTATTGGTTATAAATATCAGGCACGAAGGATTAAAGGTTAATTATGGCAACTCTTAATATTCCGAATAGTTTTACCAACGGCACACCTGCCGTTGCTACAGAAGTTAACGCAAACTTTAACGCTGTGAAAACATTTGCTGAAGGGATTTCAGCGGGGACAAACTTGGATGATGGTTCAATTGTTTACAGTAAACTTGCGGCAGCAACCGTGTCCGCTTTGTCGGCTGTTGGTGATACTGACCAAGTTGTTTTGGGTTCACAGGTTTTTGGCTGATGAATAACGGCTGGCAAACACCTTTCCTGTCCGTGTTGACAGGTACAGATAAAGATGCGCTTCAACGCATCTTTTCGTCACTTCAGGTTGAACTGGCTCGTATGCAAACCGAAATAGATATTTTAAAGGAAAGAAACACCTTTAAATATAAGGAACAAACGAGGTATTAATGTGAGCATGACAGACGCATATAATCAAGATTTTGGTCTTAGCGAGGCTGCTCAGATTGCCAGAAGGCAGAAGCGTTCTATTGCTAATCAGCAGGCTGCGATGTTGGGACAACAGCGTGGCTCACGCAACATTGCTGACATCACGAAGGCTGGCATACAGGGGTTCAATCCACAGGTTAGTGCTTATGGTCGCCGTGGTTTGGCTGGACCTAATGTGCAGTCTGGTATTGCCCGTAAAGGTTTAGAGGATTATGCGGCTGGTATTCAAGCCCGTTTAGGTTCCGAGCAAATGTCCATGCAAGATGAGTTAAATAAGATTGCTATGGATGAATCTATGCAGCAAGCAGATTTAGAAGCATATTTGGCTGACCAGCGTTTGCAAAAGCAGCGTGACATTATAAATGCCGCAACACAGTTGCGTGCTTTCCAGAGTTACTAGGAGCGTTATGGGTATTATTTATGTAAATGGTCGTTTGGTTCGTGAAACCGATGAAGAAATAGCAACCCGAATGTTGGCGGCTGCACAGCGTGGTGGAATAGAAGCGGCTAACCCACAATTTGACCGTCAGCGTATGATGGGTGCAAGCGAAACAAAAAACATGAAGAAGGCTGGTTTGATTGGGTCTGAACCAACTAAGCGTGTGGGTGCTGAAGGTGTTAGAACTTCTCTCAGGACTGGTAATGCTGTTGATGCTCCTGTGGCAGAAGTTGATAAGGCTAAAGCGGCTGCTGATGCTAAAGCAAAAGCGGATGCAGACAAGACTTTGAAAGAGGCTCAGGACCGTGCTCTTGCTTATGCTGCTGGTATGAAAGCAGTTGAAGATTATAAGGCTTCTGCTGAGGCTGCTAAGGCTGCTGCTGAGGGTCGTATTGCTGATGTTTATGACCCACAGAAAACAAACATTGATGATGAACGCAAACGCCAGTTGGCGTTGCTTGAAACATTAATTGGGCAAGGACAAACCAATATTACTTCGGCTGAACAAGACTTTCTAAAAAACATTAAACCTACTAGTGCATATTCTAATGTTCCGTTGGTAAACATGCAGGCTATACAAAATCCTTTGTTGGAGGCTTTGCGTCAGCAGGGTGCTGGTGAAGGTGCTGTGCAGTCTCAGAGTGCTATGGACCAGTCGTTGAATAACTTTATGAACCAGTTACAACAGCAGTCGGCTAGTCGTTATGGTGATGTTCAGTCTAATTTGTTGGAAAGTTTGCGTAACTCTGGTATTGGTGCGGCTGCTGCTGGTCGTCAATATTTGGCTCAGCGTCAACCAGAAATTTCTAGTGGTATTGAATCATCGTTTGGTAAACAGTTGTCTGATTTGGCAACTAATCGTGCTAAAAGCGAAGGTGACCTTACTGTTGATTATAGTAAAGCGTTAACAAATATTGCTGACTTGCTTGCTGAGACAACATCAAAGTATGGTTCAACTAAAGATATTAAGGGTCCTGCTCCTGCTGGTTATCATTATGATGCTGCTGGAAAAGTTGTTGCTAATGCTGGTGCTGCTAAGGCTAATGCTGGTACGCCTACGGCAACACAACAAGAATCTAAACCCACAACACCAGCAGGTGCTGGTTTGCATTGGGAATGGAATGGTAATAACTGGGTAGCAGTACCTAACAAGAAATAATAAAAGGATTATCAATGGCTGTAACTAGGGGTCCGTGGGCTAATTTGCCTAATGCTGTTCAAGGTAAACTTGAAATTGGCACAAGCATTAAACCTGCTACGGCTGTGTCACCGCCTCCTCCTACACCAAATAGAACTGAATTGGACAAAGCATTAGAGTCGTCTTTGGGCAAGATTGCTGTTGACACCAAGATGACTCCTGAACAAAAACAACAGGCTGCTGTCAATGCTTACAGGATTGCGAAGAAGGGTGAAAGCAAACCTAGTTTGTGGGGAAATGCTATTGGTGGTCTTAGTTGGCTTGGCAAGAAGGCTGTTTCTCCTGTTGCACTTGCTGCTGGTAAGTATTCAGATTTGATTAAACCTTTAACTAATACCGCTATGGCGTTTGCTTATGAAACTGGTGGCTCTATTGATGCTTGGGCAACAATGGATGCAGAAAATAAGC